GTATATGGACTATTTGGCAATGCGTTGCCACTGATGTCCATAACATTTAATCTCATTAGAGATAACGTAGTAAGATCAATACGTTTTTGATCAGCATTCTTAATATCAAATTCGATGACGTTATTAATGCCTTTATATATTTTTATATTTCTCTGATACACGTTTTTATACTCCGTAGAAAATCCAGCCAAATCAGCGGTAACAATGATACGGTTTGGATATAAATAACTTTGAATTTTTTGCATTAGCACAAATCCTTTACTATATTTATGGCAAAACTAAGAGACAACATTGAACAAAATTTACCCTTTATTAGCGTATTAAACTACGGTGATGATGAATATGTAGGCATCATAATCAATCAGGATCAGTTTGTTACTAGCTTCTATGATTTAAATGCCATTAAAACTGCCGAAGAAAAAGCTGTATTTTTAGAAATAGGCGAAACTTGGTGGTGGGAAAGTAATCGTCAATTTCCTATTAATATATTTTGTAGGCAACAAATATATCCGTTTTCATATGCCATTAAAACATTTAATAGCAAGGATACTCGTATAATTCTAGGCCCTGTGGTTAATGTTATGAATATGAGTATGAAACGTGTAAAACGTAAAAGTGTACAGCTAGTTCGAAAAGTCCGTTAACTGTTCACAAATTAAATTCATTTGTACTACTATCACGTGTGCGTAGGCAATAGCGTGAGCTTTCTTAAAATAGTATTCATCATTGTCCGGACGTGTCCAAACTTCCATCATTATCGTAGTCCAATCTTTCCCTATCAGATAACGTTTCGCAGGGCGAATCATAGCCAAAACTGCGGCCAATTGTTCTATCGAGATAGGTTTGACTTGTCTCAATATAGAACCATGCCCGTTGACGTGAAAGAGTTTGTTCACGAAATCGTCTTCTAGTAATAGATCCCATAAGGGCTCTGTCTCCAATAATTTATTAAGATGTTGTTTATCACGAACGCCTTCATATACGCCAACATTTAAGAAATCTAATTTAAAATATCCACGCTCTTCAGCAGTTTTGTAATCAATAGTACTTATTCCAGTTAGCGGATTATAAGGAATGTTAGTACAATATATACCAGTGTTGTGCTTTTTAAAAGTTCCATCCAAAGACGCATCGACATGCTTTATTATGTCTAGAGCTTTATTGCGATCTGCAAAATCTATATCAATATCAGGCATTTAATAATCTGTATGAATCCATATCTTAGGTTCATCCTTCTCAGGGTTGTAAATATTTTCGGTTTCTGGATTTATCAATTTCCATATATCTGGGCATCGATTCTGTTCTGGAATTTCTTCCAAAATAGTACCATCCGATAATAAACGAGTTATAGGTGAATTCATATACCGCTTTCCTTTACTACATCTTTGACCAGTAACGCATCAGCTGGGTGTTTTTTAAATTTATTAAGCCAGAATGGAGGATCTATGATACTTTGTATGTGACTTAATTGTTCGTCATTAAATTTCTTTAGCATCTCTTTACCACTAGAACTATTTAATATTAGCCAAGGACTTATTTTTCCATCCTTAATATCATAGCAAGCACGACTTAGACTTGCGTATAAAAAATAATGATTCCATTGTGCGTTATGCTCGTCCGCCCAAGACATCATTGTTTGGATCGATCTTTGGAGTGCTGTTTCGACGGTTTCTCTTCGGACAAGGTCGACGACATAAAGGTCGTAGAGTTCGTCTCTGCACCAGTGGTCAAGTTTGACTCCACTGGTGACAATATAATTGGTAAATCTTTCCGGGTAGAGAGGATTAACGTTACTGACAAAACTACCAAACTTAATAAAAGCGTTATAATAAGGACTTTTACAAAAATCTTCATATGTTTTTTCCTGTTTGCTATGTGGCTGTGCTTGCTTATAAAACTTTTGAAATGCATCAAATGCTAACAAGACATGTTTTTCATTTCGAGCTAGTGCTCTTCGTTTTTGTTCGCACACATGCACAAACAAAGTTTTTTCGTGCATAAACCCTTTATTACAATAATCGCAAGAAAAAGGTTGACTAACTAATGCCATCATTTTAGTTTCTTTGCAAGTGTTGCTTCATCCATACCATGACGTCTGCCAAGATCTTTTAAGTCTTTATCTGTAGAAAGTTCTGCCATTAATTCTAATTCGTCTATTTTATGAGTAGGATATATTTCTTCTAAAAACTTTACTTTTTTGCCGCCATTGCCTGTTTTCTTTTTATGCCCTAACCACTGATGAAAAAATACAGTATTACCATTATAACTACACATGCACAAAAGTTGCCATAATAATTTAGGATGTTTTTGTATACTATTCCAATTCTTATTAAAGAACTCATTTACAGTTAAGACAAAATGTTCTTGTACTTCTCGTTTTTGTCCTTGCACATTGCTGACATAACGATTAAGAATGTAGAATTCACTTTTAAGAGCTTTTTGCTGATCAGCATCCATTGCATCCCACAATTCACGAACGTTTTGATCTACTGCCGCAAGTTTTTCTTTAAGCTCTACTTTTTCACTCATATTTTTCCATGCTTAGTTTATATAACATTTTAACACGATCAATGGCTTTTTGTAAAGCGGGATTGGTTTTTCCGGCTAACCTGATCTTAATCCATTCATTATGATCATCTAGTTCTTGCTGACCAGAAGTTCTTCTAACATCGAATCTTTTTGATTCTTCAGGATCATATCCATAGCCAATCGCAAATCTTGTACCCGGGTCTGCTCCGAATTCTCGAGCGTAAGTAACATCTTTGTCACGCTCATATATATAAGTTGCACCAGGTTTAAGTTTGCCCATTCAGTAACTCCTGTTTAGGAACTAACATTGCATCAAACGCTAAAACTGTACGATAACCGGCGCCTTTCCAAGGATAAACAGTATGTGGCAAATAGCTAGGAAATATAACAAACGTACCGGGATCTCCATCATGTTTCCAGCTATCATGCATCATAAATTTTGTTAAATCTTTAGGCTGTGGCAATCTAAAATATATATTTCCATCTACATTTTTTTTATCATCTTCATAAGCAGGTGCAGTCACATATACATTACCGCTAATGTGTCCACCTGGATGATGATGCATTGCTTGATAGTCACCTTCTGTTTGTCGAATAGTCCATATACTAGTTACTTTAGGTTCTACATATTTTAATTCATCAGTACCCGATTGCGCAATGACCAATTCAATATAACCTTGACATGCTTCTTCAAACCATTTAATCAACCAGCCTACATCTACTCCTAACTCGTTAGGATAAACTTGAACTTGATTACCGCCTTTTATACTTAATAACGGATTTTCTGAATCATTTAACTCTGTATGCTGATGAGCCGATTCGACAAGATTATAAATTTTGCTAAATTCTACAGGAGGAACTGTATCTTGTAATAGTATGATAGGTTGAAAATATGCAATCTTTAATGCCATGATGTATTCCTTATAATAATTTGTCTAATAATATAATTTCGTTTTGTCTAGCAATTTCTTTAACAAAATATGCACAGTTTGGCTTCGATCCCCCAGATGTAGGAACTGCTAACAACTGCCCGTTTTTCATCTTAGGAAAATACCATTTAACATCATTATAAAAATTAACAATTTCAATTCGCTTAAACTCTACTCTAAAACTACTCAACGGATTAAAAATTAATGCATCAAATCCACGATCATTTAAACTAGTTAATGGTAATATTTCTATATCACTAGCCGCACTACTATCTCCAACTGCAATACACCAATCGATTGGCATTGTTACTTCATCATCTCCAATTCTTATTACCATTGCAGGTGCATTAAAACTTTCTAGAAAAATTAACGGCATGAAGAAAAAATCTGGTTCTTTCGGATCGCTGTTATCTAATACAGCAAATCTAGTATTTTCATCAACTTCATCTGGAAGATTATTTAATGAAAATGTATGGTTATCTAACGTTAATATATTCATAATTCCTTATTTTTGCCAATCTATCTTTTCAATTGTAAAAGGATATTTGGCGTCCTTGTAAAATTTCTTCCTCGTAGTGAGGTGGCGTTTTGCAAATTTACAAGTCGAAGTTATGTCCCAAATTTGTACAAAGTCTTTATCTTCTGCTTTACGAATTCCCCTACCAATACTTTGGATAACACGAACAAATGATTTTCCTGGTTCTAACAGAACTAAATTAAAAATCCTAGGTATGTTAATTCCAACGGCGGCAACACCGTAAGTTGCTACAGTAACTTTATTATCGTTAGTCGCATGTTCTTTGTATTCTTCTTTACGTTTGGTACCTTTAACTTCGCCTGAAATAAACACTGCGCCTTCTATCATTTCTGTTAATAATTTGCCTGTATCGATCCTGTTAACTAGAATCAATGTATTGCCTGAATCTGATAAGCCTTTTATAAGTTTGCTAAAATAAATCATTCTATCTTTGTTAGTGACAAGATATTTTAATTCTTCCTGATAAGTTTTAAATTCTGGTAAATCAATCAACTGTACAATGTTAACATGTAAGTTACTAAGTATTCCCATCTCTTGCAATTCGTGCGCCTTGATGCCGCCTACTACTGGGCCAATGCTAGCAAATATAGGAGCGGATTCATATTCATCTTTCGGTACAGTTCCAGTTAATCCCCAGCGAATAGGTGCATTACACAAGTTCTGTGTAAGTAAATTTTTAAGTACTTCTGCTTTGGCCATATGAACTTCGTCGACAATAACAGTTTTAACTCCATCAAGGAATTCTGCAAGTGTTAATGCAATATTCTCATCCCAGTTTTTAGATTTTTTATCTAAAATATTAAGACTTTGCCAAGTACAAATGGTATGTGTTTTATTAAGATCCTTGCGATCTCCGTAATATACACCGACATCTAATCCAACATTAACATAGTCTTCTTCAGTTTGCGTAACTAAATCTTTATTAGGCACAATAACAATAGTACGTCCATATTTCTCAGCACAATGACTTAATGTTGCTGTCATAATAGTTTTTCCAGCACCAGTAGCAACTTCTTGTAACGCTTGTGTATTGGTGAAAAATCTGTTTACTACATCAACTTGATCATCACGTAAGACAATCGGTTGTCCAGCAAATCTATGACCTTCGGGCCACACCTTGCCTTGATCTGCCCAGTATTGTGTTGTTATTTCTTCGAATTCAATTTTATTATTTGTACGTAAATCATCAAGTTCGTCTATATCAATATCCATGTTAGATAGTATTTCTAGACATTTTTCTAGTTGGCTAAGATAGCCATTACCGCCTAACCCAAACATACTAACTTTGCCATCCCACCGACCTAATTTGTATGCCGGTTGATATCGTGCAGTTGGATTTTCATATTTGAAAGTATTAGCTAGCTTTTTACGAGCTTCTAAATTTAAACCTTCAAATTTAATATTAACTTCATCTCTAATGACTAATTTTACTGTCATAAAATCTTACGTCCTTCTAGCATACTTTTTTCTTCTGCATACTCTATAATTAAATCACAGCAGTTAGTATACACTGAAGTCTTACCGTGACGCAACCCCATTTTTGTATCAAGTCCAATTACACTCATAGGTTGCCATGCGTTTTTTAGGAAAAATTTTGGTATTTTTCCACTACTAACAGCCGCAACAATTAAGGTATCATCGAGGCGTTTGTTATAATGATTTTCTGCAATAAAATTATTGAATTTTTTTCCAATATCGTCATTAGGCAATCTAAAGTAAATACCGACACCATCGTCGATACCGACATTTTTCATGGCTTCCGACAAAATTTCCAGATTTTCCAAATATTTAGAATTGCTAAAACTATCAAAAACTACCATAACTGGCAATCTTCTCAATTTTAACAAACTATCAAAAACTTCGGTCAACGTGTGTTGATTTTTATCAACCCAAATTTTAGTACTAGTACGATTAGCGATATTTTCGGTCAAATTTTCACCGAAATTTCGGGGATTTTCGGTGGTATACTTATATCGCATACTACGGTCATTAATGATGTTTTGATCAATGCTGGTTTCGATACCTAAGTCAGCAGTAATGGCTTTTTGAAAATTAACATGTTCAATGTTACTGATAATGAACTGTTTTTCAACCTCACTTTTCGACCAAGATTTTATGGTCAAATAGTGGTTTTTTATGGTCTCGTCGATATCAAACTTTAATGGTTCTAACGCTTCATACAGCATAACAAGATTTTGTTCAGTAAGTGTACAAGTCCAAGATTTTGTATTATGAGCTACTACCAGCCCATCTAGCTGTTTTGCTAAATTTTGCAAAATTTTACGAATTTCTTGAGAAAATGTCATTTCTACAAAAAGTGCAAGTTCATGCTCGTCATTCTTTTTAATATAAAATTTTCTTATTTGTTCTATATGGCGAAATGGTTTTGACCAAGAAGGTACCGCAATTTGCTCTAAAATTTCATCTTTAAAATCCGACAATTTTTCCGAATTTTCACCAAGAATTTTAATTATTAGTCGACTTTGGTTTTCAGTTACAAATAAATGACTGTTAATGTTAGATGCCAAGTTCCTTAACACATTACAGTCTCTCGGTGCTAGTAATTCCTCCAAAGGTTTGGAAGAAAAATTCACAATTTTTAGTAATAAATTATCTATAGTCATTATTCAGTAAGTATACACTAACATGTATCAAAGGTCAACCGGTTAGAAAAAAATAGGCCTCAATATTATTTAAGGCCTATGGTCAGCATTTTGAGTAAATTAGTTAGATGGTTGCATCTTCCATTCCAGCAACACGTAATTTTACAATATTTGTAATTTGCCATTGTTTCTGGTCAAGACCTTTAATAACACCGAGCCATTTGTTGCGTAACAGAGCAAATTCATTAATAATTTTTTCCATATCGACAACATCTGCTTCGCCGTCTACGTATTTTTCACAATCTTTACTACTAAGAGCACGTTGATAGTTTTCAAGATATTTTCTAAAGAAACCACTTTTTAATCTACGTAGTTCGATGTTAAGATATTCTAAAATTGCCTCGATTTCTTGTAATTGACCAAATCTATGTTCAACCGTACCAGGCATACTAGCACTGGCCTTTTCAACATTTCCTCGCAACTTCACTTCATCCCGTGCTTCGACTAGTTCTTGTTCAAAATAAGCCACAGCATCGGGAATATGCGAAATATCCTTAGCAATCTTAGAATACCAACCCATTAAAAGTCCAATTCTTGTACGTCATCTTCCTCACTATCAATATCATCATTAAGATAATATTCAATAGCTTGGTCAAGAGTTTCATCTACACCAATAGCACCTTTAAAAACCTTGTCTGGCATGCCAAAATCAGCTAGCAAATCGACATAACGTTCTGCTACTGTTTCAAGTTGCTTTTTATCAATATATTCGACAAAGTTTAACCAGATATCACTAATTTGTGTTTCATTCAACATTTTCTTCTGTCTCCTCGGGAATGGTTGTTGTAGGTTTAATGTGATAATTTGCCATTATCATATCTAATTTATCATCTTTCCATTCTTTTCGGTATAATAAGGTTTCTTCCCCAGTAGTAGGATCAACATATTTTAATCTGTTGCCCTGTTGTACAAGGATGCCTTGTTTTTCTAACATATCGACCATGCCACTGTAAGGATTCATACCTGTTTCATATGGAATCTTAATTTGTACAGTTTCAAAAGGTTTACTGTAACGAGTTTTCATAATCTTGCAACTTGCACGAATACCCATTACGTCCGATACTTTGTTACCATCTTCGTCTTCTTTCAATTTCAACTTTTTCATGGCAACTACAATAGAACTTGCATAAACAAATCCCTGTCCACCTGAAATTTTGTCATCTGGATCAAACATGTCTTGGCTTGCGTATGTATGATTAGTACACACCATTCCTACATTGTAATTACCAAACATATTGACGCAATTACGAACAAGTGCTGTTAGTGCTTTAGGTTTACGACCCATGTCGCCCTTTAAATCTCCCGCTTCAAACTGATTGATATCGGTAGGGGTAAGCAACATACCCAATGAGTCTATGACAAATAAGACTTTAGGACGTTCGGTCATTTCTTTATACTCTTTCATGAACTCGTGAATGGTTTTTGCCACATCATCGATCATTGCCATGTTGAGTTTAAGGAGTTTTTCCTCACTTGTATCTACACCTAGTGCATGTAACCATGCTTCATCTAACGCATTTTCTGTATCGACTAAAATAACATAAATGCCTTGTTGTTGTGCGTTACGCACCAGATTGCCTGAACAGATAAAACTTTTACCTGCACCGGATTCTCCAGCAAATACAGTAACCTTACCTAGCGGTACACCTTTATGA